ATGTTATGTGGTGGAAGCCATCGCCCGAAAATCGCATCCGGGAATTACAGAAAGCCGGGGCGCTTATCGCGGCTGAGATTGACAGACTTAACCGAATCGAAAATGATTAAGTCAATACCGCGAATACAGGATACTCCGGGCGTCCGCTCCCGGCTCGATGAGATCGGCGTAAACATTGGCCCGAACTCAGACGGCAAAAGTACCGATGAGTGGCGATGTGAATACAAGAAGGGCGTATTCATGGTTTACGACTGGAAGGATGATGTCGATTTGCACGTAAAGCAGGTCAAAGGTGGGTACGCTACTGTAGAGGAATTTATTGATTATCTATTTCAACAATAACGGCCCTTTATGGGCAGAAAACTTTAACCCTATGTTAGAATACATCAATCAATTAAGCCCCGATCAAATCGAGTTCTGGAAGGCATGGTTCGGAACCGGATTAGTGTATGCGGTTATTTCCGGAATATGGCTCCATGATCCAAAACATGAATTTGCATGGGCGAATACCATTGTAACTGGCTTGGTGAAAATATGTTTTCCACCTTTAATGGCACTCGATATGATCGGATTTTTTAACCGTAAAAAATAGGCAAAAAATGAATACACCTAAGCGGATACAACGAAAACGGGTAAGAGGCTGGAAAATGCCAGCTAATGCTGTAAGTGTTACCCGGCCAGGTCGGTTTGGCAATCCATTTCCTGCTGAAAAATTTGGAAGAGAACGGAGTATTGAAATGTTCCGTGATTTACTAAATGGCAAGTGGTATAGTGATATGCACCCATACGGAAATGAATATATCAATAAACATGGATTGCCGAGCCACAAGCTAATTAAAGCCTTTTTAGGTGGAAAAGATTTGGCTTGCTGGTGCAAAGAGGGTGATCCATGCCATGCGGATGTATTAATCGAAATTGCAAATTCTTAAATAACGGCCGGAAGGCACAACCACGAATATGAAAGTAACAGACGGAAGGATTCTATCGCTTGGATTATTACTCGGACACCTTATTGCACTTTCTTTTAGTACACTTGGCGATCCGGTCCCAATGCACCATTGGTTTAGCTTAGTTGTTGTGTGCGGTGTGTTATCTGTACAGTTGAAAAATCTTTTTATCAAAGATGATGAGTCAAAATAACGGCCCGTTTTTGGGCAATCAATCAGACATTAAATCGAACTATCATGGAAAAGAAAACCATACCAGCCAGACCGCACTGCGATCACCTGCCGCCACCGGAAAATGATTATCCGGATCAGGCAGAGGTGATTGAAACAGGAATGCAACTCGATCCTAATTTCTTCTGCTTGGATGAAGATGATAAAGAGCGATGCTTAGTGCAATGCCCATTTTGCGAACGAGTATAAAACCGCCCATTTGCGCAGTGGGCCACTGTGACAGCGTGGAAAGATGAAGCAAGCCGCGTATCGGCTAGGGCTTCGTGATAGAGACACGCCAGGGCAGACTAACCGGGTGGCACCGGGACAGCGTTATTCGGATCAGAGTCAGTCGCCAACCAAAATGATCCCGTAGTTGTCGAGGCCCAAATTTATTTTATAACTAAAGAATAACGGCCCTTTTGGCCACAAACTAAATTACCATGAAACTGATATTATTGGCTATTATGGCAGTAGGGGCTTTGCTCTCTGCTCTTATGTTCCGGATTGGACGAAAAGCAAAACTAGATGATAGTCGCCCTGTTTGGAGTGGCGGCAAGGTATATCTCGCAATATCAATAATTGCATTCTTGATTTTTATAATCATTGATCTATGACTGGAGAAACAACACAAGTAACCGCCCGTTTTTGGGCAATCAATCAGACGTTAAAAAATACTATCAATCATGATGAACAAAAAAGAAGCATATCAAAAATTAATTCAACATGGACCATTCACTGATGATGGTGGATACGATTGGTCGTGGAATGATGGAGTATTGTATTGCGAGTGGCCCGGAGGTGGGAAAACATGGTCTTATTCATTTCCAAAACCCAAAGCATAATGAAAACATATTTTACCGCAGACTGGCACTTAGGAGAGGATCGGATTGGTATTAACGGAAAACCTGATTTTTTTGATAGACCAGTTTTTTCTACTGAGGAACAAGATAAGTTGATGATTGAAAACTTCAAGTCAGTATTTCGAGATGGGGACGAGCTTTACCACCTTGGAGATGTTGTGTACGATATGAGTGAAAGAACATTGCCGATACTTCGGGACTTAAAAGGTCGCTATCCTAATTCAAGATTTACCCTGATCACTGGTAATTACGATGATGGAAGAACAGGTGATTTAGGCTTGTCGCTCTTTGATTTTATTTACCCGGATAAGATTATTGACCTGCCTGGAATCGGAATAACTTACCTGAATCACTATCCTAATCAATGCTTAGATCAAGTTTATAATGCTGACTTGTGCCTAACTGCTCACATACATGGACTTTGGCGGGTTCAAAAAGGAATGATTAATGTCGGTGTTGATGTCTGGAATTATAAGCCAGTGAGTTTAGACCGACTTGCATTTTACGCTAACGCAATGAAAAATGTATACGACAACAATGTATTTGTTTATTCATCTTAAAAACGGCCGGAAGGCGCAACGATAATACCATGATAGATATAGAATCAGTTATTCGTGAAATAAAAGCCTTGCGGGAACATGCCACGGCGGAGGAAAAGGAACGGTTGGACTGGCATGAATTTCATCCTTCATCTGACGAAAACTGCATTTACGGGCTAATGACTGGTCATTGTGATTCGATTCGAGCAAAAGAGCTTGCGGAGATAGCAGGGAATAAAAAAGAAATTCATCCGTCCGGATGGGTTTATAAAGTATCTCCCTTGGAAGTTTTCATTCACGATTACGACGATTTCAATTTTGAAATCCTGCAATATATCAAGGGGGAGATTGACGTGCTTCCGGATCTGTCTTTAGCGCTTGGATTCGAAGATGAATTAACTGACTAATAAACCGGCCCTTTTGGCCACAAACTAAATTACCATGAAACTGATATTATTGGCTATTATGGCAGTAGGGGCTTTGCTCTCTGCTCTTATGTTCCGGATTGGACGAAAAGCAAAACTAGATGATAGTCGCCCTGTTTGGAGTGGCGGCAAGGTATATCTCGCAATATCAATAATTGCATTCTTGATTTTTATAATCATTGATCTATGACTGGAGAAACAACACAAGTAACCGCCCTTTAACAATACCACCATGCCAAAACCACTACTGCACCTCAATCTCAAACGGAAATGGTTCGACATGATCAGATCCGGAGAGAAAAAAGAAGAGTACCGAGAAATCAAACCGTACTGGAACCGTATTTTCGGCCAGGCCAATATCCTGATCAATGGCCGGTACTATCATCCTACCGATGTGATCATCTGCTTTGCGAACGGATACCGAAAGGATCGCCCGGAAATGTTATTCGAGTGTACAGGAATGAAGGTATCGAAAGGGCTCCCAGAATGGGGAGCTGAGCCGGGCAAACAGTATTATGTGTTTTCACTCGGTGAAGAAATACAATTGCCGGAAGCAGTGGAGTGTGAGATGGACGACTTACCCTTCTAACCAGTCCTTGCCCCCGGGATCCACACACCCTAATTTGCCAGAAAAAAAGACCATGCCAAAAGATATCGAACAACTCCGGGCCAAGAACCTGGCCAATGCTACCAAAACGGTAACGTATTGGGAGAAAGAATCTGAGCGGAATCAGAAATACCTTGCTCAGTTGAAAGCTGAGATCGAAGAAGAATTCGAGCGAGGTAAAGTGATCGCCAACCACCTGGCGGCCGCCAAAGAATACCTCCAGGACCTGGAGCAAGAACCCAACCTCTAGGCGATAAGCGCTGTTTATACGTGACTATTGACTATGCAGCCTCGATCATCCGATCGGGGCTTTTTTTATGCCTCCCCGGGAGGGGAGCAGGTTTTTATTTTCCGCCGCCGGCTATATATATATAATATCTTTATTTATACACCTCTTTACAAAGTAGACCTTGTGTTATTTTAGAAAAAGCTGGGACTTTGGGACTGATTGGCTGTAAGCCTTTGAAAGACAGCCTTTTATTAAGTCCCAAAAACAGTCCCAGGCAGTCCCAAAGTCCCAAAGTCCCAGACATGGGAAAACAGTCCCAGGCAGTCCCACCCCCTGGGACTGAATAACTCATTGATTATCAATGTATTTACAGTGGTCAGTCCCAAAGTCCCACTATTTTCCAATTCTCAGGCAGGTGTCTATTTGTAAAAATGGGGTCAGATTTGCCCTTTTCGGGGGGATTTTGTAGATTTGAAGTGCAGAACTAACAGAATTCATTACTTCAAAACCTTGTTGATGTACCGAAACACATTAAGGGATCATTGCATTGGAGCCAGAAGCCTCCTAAGATGCCGACGGGCTATTAGGCGGGCTATGTCTGGTAATATTCTTTTCTTCCGCAAGGTTGATCTGTTTGTTCTGCAGCCAATGCTTTGGTCCCACTTCATATTTCAATTATTGTATCATGCAGAACAAACAGACGTTACCAGCCTTGGTAAAAGATCCCTACACCGGCCGCCGTTACGACCTCGGTCCATTATTTTTCTACCTCAATGACAGCCGCATCAAGCAGCCGGCCGATCTGGCCCGGCATTTCGAGCAATCATCCGAATCGGTACCATTACTGATCGAAGATGATTCCCCGCACATCAGAGAGATGCAAAAGGCTTTTGAATTGCTCACCGGCCTGAAGCATGTCTTTCAAAGTATCCGGGAAGTAGATTAACATTGTAGCGAATTGCAGTATTTTTTAAGCGTATGGGTGTATAGCCCTGCTTCCCGGAGGGGGAGGTAGGGCTTTTTCTGTGTCCTAGCCAGTCCGCTGCAGCCCGCCTATATTGCACCCATAATTCCCTGAACATATCAACACTTAATCACCAAACCAAAAACCGAGCAGGGATATGAGAGGCCCAAAACAAGCGAGCATGAGCTTCGAGCAATTACTTATAGAACTAGGGAAGGCACACGGCGTCAAAGCGGCCTTGTCCATTGTATTGGCCTGGCTGGTCGGACATTTACTGCCGATCGCCGGGTTTCTGGCGGTTGGGGTGGTCTTAGTGATGAGCGACTGGATCACCGGCATATCCGCTGCCCTGCAGCAAAAGGAGAAGATTACCAGCCGGGGGCTGCTCCGAACGATACGAAAAATTATTTTCTACTGCCTGGCCATCGTGCTGGTGCTGATTGTAGAGACGACTTTCTTCGGATCCAAATGGATCGTGAGCATGGTCGCCACCTATATCGCCCTGGTAGAACTGTACAGCAACCTGGAGAACATCAGCAAGATCACCGGCACCAATGTGTTGGCCATCGTGCGGGAAGCCATCAACGGCCAATTGAAAAAAGTAAATCTGAAGACCAAGGTGCCGGCACCAAGCGACCAGCTGACGGACCTGGAAGAAGAACCTTCTCAAAACCATTCATCATGAGCAAAACCTAAGCTTACTTTCTGAATAAGGCCGATCAGCCGTCCAGTGGTGCACACTATCACCTGTTCATCAACTGGGGCTACAACGGTACGCACAAATACATCATCCGGGAACGGACGGTGAGCGGGGATGTGACCACCTACGCCTACTACAAAGCGGAAGGAGATGCCTCCGATATCGGCACCGACTGGACCGGCCGTGCGGCTTTGTCCTTCACCGATTTTTGCCCGATAGAATCCGCTCAACTGGTCAGCTAAGCGGTCCTTGAACGTGCAATTGTTCGGGGGCATCTTGCAGTATGATTAATCACAAAATAAACTGCTAAGCTTATGCAAAACCAAGACCACATCAATGTAGAAGGCATTGATGAGAGTAAAGTGGTAGCGGACATTCTGGGCACCAGCGTGCGCAGCCTGGTCAATATCGATACCAATCAGGATGGAGACATCCAGCTACTGGAAGGCCTCAACGCATTGCAGACGATCGCTGTTAAGGTGATCCGGCAACTGCCCGATCTCGCTGCACTGAAGCGTGAAGTGAAAGACTACACCGAAGGAGAGAAAGACGAACTGATCAGCGACCTGGCCGAAGAGATCGGATTGCCCAACGCCAAAATGCAGGCCCTGGTGATCCGGGCTGCACAGATCGTACTGGATGCCATCGACCTGATCATCGATGCCGGTCGGCCGGAGGAAGACTTCGAGACGACATCTGTAAGCGAATTGTGACCATATTCGTGGGATTATAATTTATTTGAGTGTATTTATTTGGCGAAAGGGCATCTTTTGGTGCCCTTTTTGCGTATATTGTAGGACCACTCAATGGGTTTAATAACCAATTATACCCACCATGAACATCGTTGCAAGCATCCCGGTGAAGGATCACCTAAAGACCTTTGCCCTCATCCTCGAAAATTGTGAAGAGGACGAAGTACTGGATTTGAAGAACGGCGGCGTGATCTGCTACGTACTCCGCATGATGCTGGAGGGCAAGATGAAGATGCCAGACCGGAAAGATTATCGGCTCAGCCCGGAGTATGGTGCCAGCCTGCAATTCAAGATCAACTCCAGCATGCTCGACCGCGGGGAGATTTCCATCAGTTCCCAGAATATCATCGTATTCAATCAATTCCTGCACAAACTTCTAAATGAATTATTGCTCGACCGGATCCTGGTGGCCCGGGAGAAGTACCTGAGCAAAGAGATCGATGTCATCCATGATTTTTTGACCGATTTTGAGATTGAAGAGCAATTGGAGTCGGATACATTAAAAAAGTCAAATTATAGGCTCCGAAAAGCTAAAAAAATACCGGGTTTTACTGAACGATGTGTCCTCCTGTGATAGAGTCCCGAATTTCGGGGCTCTTTCCTGCCTCTGCCAAAATCCTGCTGTCCTCTGTTTCTTAACACTTTAGCCTGTCCTTTCCTGATCAATCACCTCCATTTACCTTGCGATCATGTTGCAAGGATTATCATCATTTTGTGGACTTCGGAACCTGGGCGGCATGTACACGATCGAGTACGTGCCGACAGCCTGGATTGATTCCGGTAATTACGAAAAAATTCGTAGTGACGCGAACAATTGGCAATATGCTATACCGCTTCTCCCCGGTGCGAGCTGGCTGAGCATGCCCTTATTGCCCGGCGGGCGCAACTGGTCGGAAAACGGACAAGTAACCAACCAGGGCCCCCGCTATGATCAGGGTATTTCAGGGGTGGTACCGAAGCTCCGGCCGGCCGTAGCGCAGGAGATCATGCAGATGGAGCGGATCACCTTTCTGGTGCGGGGTACCGACCGCAACGGGCAGGCCTGGCTCATCGGAGATCTGCACGCTCCGCTATCCTTTGAGGCCCAGGCCGATACCAGCGACGAAAACGGACTCAATAACTACCGCATCAGCTTCCAGGGGGAAACTGCACTGCGTTCGCCCGGCTATGTGCCGGTATTCTAGTCCTAGTAATACCGTAAACAGAACATCATTTTTGTAAGCATATGAAAAAGCAATCGGATCAATACTTTCAGGTAATTTCCTCTGAGCAAGCAGACTCAGCGGATATTTTACTGTATGGCTACATCGGTCAGGATGACTGGTGGGATGAGGATCGCAAGGAAGAACGGATTACGGATATAGCTTTTATCCAAAAGCTAAGCGAGCTGGCAAGCCGCTACCAGCGGATCAACATCCGCATTAATAGCCCCGGAGGCTCCGTCTACCATGGTGATGCCATCATTGCTGCAATACGGAACTGCGAAGCTGAGATCCACACCTACAACGACGGCATGGCGGCCTCGATCGCTGCGGTGATCTGGCTGGCCGGTCACCAGCGCCACATGAGCGTGAATGCCAAGTTGATGCTCCATTCCACTTCTACCATCATTTACGGCACTGCCAAGGATCTCCGCCAGGCGGCTGATCAACTCGACACTTTCGATGCTGCCTCCGTGGCCGTTATCGCGGCTGCTACGGGCATGAATGAAGATCAGGTGAAGGAAATGTTCTTCGATTACGAAGACCACTGGTACGCCGCAAAACAATGCGTAGAGATGGGGCTCATTGGAGAGGTCGAACAGTACGAATCGCAAAATACTCCCGACAACGTGGAGCAGATGACGTATTCGCAACTACTGTCACACTTCAGCACCAAAGGAGATCAGGTAGCCCAGAATTGGCTGGGACGGCTCCGGGATCGTATCGGGCAGGTTTTTCATCCGGCTCCGGTTGCTTTACAAACAATTAATTCATCAAAAAATCAAAATTCCATGGACATCAAGGAATTTCAAAACAGCCTCGAACAGGGCGATATAAAACTGGAAGAAGTGATCCAGCATCTTTCCGACCAGGGCTACAAGGTGGAAGCACCGAAAACGCCCGAGCAGCAGGCCACTGAGTCGATGACCAGCACGGTGACCGCTGCCGTACAGGCTGCCATCAATCCACTGAATGAAAAGATCACTCAGCTGGAAGGAAAACTGGCCGAAATCGGTGCGCAACCAGGCGCAAATGCTACGCAGACCGCCACTCCGGCCCCACCGGATGCCAAACAGGCCTGGCTGCAGCAAAACGCCAAGGAAGCAAACGATTCCTTCACCAAAGCGACTGAAACCGGCGAGCGTGTGAAATTTTCATAACGCCGGCTTCAAAAGCATTTCTCAACCCAAAAAAAAATAAGGAAAGATGGCTCATAGCATTTCCATAGAAGCCACCGCGGCCACCCTGAATCAGGTTGCGGTTACTTATGATCGCACGATCCACCAGTCTCTGAAACAGGGCCTGGAATTCGAACGCGATCTCACTTTCGTACAGACTGAACACACCTTCAGTGCTGCGAATATTTCCATCACCGGCGGATTACAGCCTTACCAGGCGGCCTTCACTCCGAATAATGAGGAAGATTTCGACGCGGTAGAGAACGTATTGCAGCTCGGTAAGATCGACCTGGAATTCGATGCGCTACAGCTCGAAGAGTTCTATGCCAGCTGGGCTCCGCAGTTTTTTCAGTTGGATACTTCTCCGGATATGTGGGAGTATGCCCGCTACGTGATCGTAAACCACATCATGCCGCAATTTATGGACGACCTGAACGAGGCCAGTTATAATGGCGTTCGGGTGAATCCTACTCCCGGCACGGCGGGTACGGCGACTCAATCCTTCGACGGATTCAAAACCAAAATAGCCGCTGCTATTACGGCTGGATCCTTGACGCCGATCTCTACCGGTGCTTTGGCCTCTGATACGATCCACGACCAGGTTCGGGATTTTTGTTTCCAATTGCCGAAGCGTTACCGGATGAAGAAGGGCAAACTGCGGATGGCCTCTACCCGGGCCCTGGAATATGCCGAAAATTACGCTGAGAACAAGCCGCGCACCGTGGAAGTGACTACCAATCCGGATAATCCGGTATACCGGGTAGATCACTTCAATAAGGTGATCGTGCCGATGGATTGCATGGAAGGCAGCGATCGGATCATTTTCTGCCCGGACAGTACGGACAATATGATCATCGGTACCCGTACCGGTGAAAGCGTGTATCCACGTCTGCGTTTCCAGGTATTTGAACGCAAGCTGAAGGTATTGGCTGAATTCAGCCGCTTCTTCGGCGTTCGGTTCTGGGATCACATGTTTGTGAACGACCAGGCCTAATTGGTCGAACGGTTTTTCATTCATTTTTCAATCAAAAAAAATCTAAGCTAATCATGGCTGAAGAGAATAAAAAAGTAGCCGAGCTGGAAGCGCAATTAGCGAAGCTCAAAGAGGAAAACACCATCCTCCGAGACCAAAAGGTGTCTGGTAAAAACGACTTCACCGGCAAACAGGTCGAAGGCTCCCTGGAAGTGGAGATGATCGATACCAAAACCAATAAGTCGCAGAAGAAAAAGGTGGAATTCGTGCCTGGTGCCGTATGGTGTCGCACAGCCAATGGCGAAAAGGTATGGAGCGAAGACCTGATGGCGCTGGCTAATGGTAAGGAACTTACCAAGGAAGCCGCCCTGAAGTCTCCCGAGCTGATCAGTATGGATCAGAAGAAGGCCGCGGACTGGATTGCTACCCTGGCCCGACGTGGTGCAACCTTCCTGCGTGTAGTAGGCAGCGTAGTACTGTTGCTCATCCTGATGCTGAGTAGCATCACGGTAGAAGCGCAGCAGTTCCGCTCCGGCCATCTGGAGTACTTTACTTTGGATACGCTGACGAATGGCGGCACCATCACCTACCTGCCTTCCAAAAGCTCTACGGGCTTTGAGGAATACGATTATAGTTGGCAGGTGATCAACACCAATATCAGCGGTACATCCGCCGGGTCCATCATCGTGGAAGAAAGTTTGTTTTCCTCGGGTGATTACTGGACTCCGGTCGATACCGTCGCCATCGTTTCCGGCACCGCGCAGATCGCTTCCGGTACGCTCGGGGCGGTGAGACAACGCATTCGGGTAGTGGGCACGGGTACACAGAGTACGCAGGTACGGGTGGCCGCATTGTTCCGAAAGCGTGAATTTTAATCTAATTCCTTAACCTGAAAAAAAGAGCTAATTATGGCACTTAGTAACTTGACCCGCGCATGCGGGAGCCAATTACCGCCAGGTACGGAATTGGATCTGTATTTTACGTTGGAGGAAGAATTGGCGGCCTGGCCGGATACGCAATGGCAGGTAACTACCGACGCATCCGGCACACCGGTACAGGGCGACCTGAAGCGTATCGGTGAAGCTTTCGATTTCACCGGTGCCGGCACCGACCTCGGTTTTTGGCGCAAAGTCAAGATCCTGGTGGATACCGGCAACGTACGCGATCTCATCGAAGGTGAAGTGGGCGGTCTGACCGTTCGTTCCCGCCTGGATTTCTTCATACAAGGCATGAATGCTGAGGCCCTGGAATGGGGTGATGAATTGATGTCTTATTCCGGCTGTATCATCGCTATGGTACCGTTGAAAGGGGGAGAATATGTGGTACTGGGCAACCAGGCGAACCCCTGCTTTGTAGAATCTGGCGAAGGTGGATCCGGAGCGGGTACAGGCGACCGAGTTGGGCACCAGTATACCCTCGTATGCAATACCGGCTTTATGCCGATGTTGTACGATGCGGATACCCTAGGTATCGATATTACACCGGAAGCCTAATCAACCCAATTTTTAAACCTTGAAAAAAGCTAATCATGGCAGATAAGAAACCATACGGCGAAGAATGTTTTCCCGAAGAATTGCGGGGGGGATACGAGCTGGCAGATTGGGTAGGTAGCCACCGGCAGCACTTCGGAAGGTTCGGGATCATTGATCTGAACGACCTGACCAAGCAGAAGGTGGACCGGCTGATTTCCAAAGGATTTCAGCGAATCCGAAAAAAAGAACCTGCTAAAGTATCTACCACAACGGATACGAAGAGCGCCACGCCCACCAAGAAGTAATTGGATGAACAGTAGCTAAGAAGCCGTTCCTGACTCGTTTGGGAACGGCTTTCTTGTATATCAAGATATGGAAGTACTAATACAAAAATGGCTGGATGAAAACGGGCCGTTTGCGGCGGGAGTAACGCTGTACCTGAGTACCGGGCAGGAAACCTATGTCCGCCGGCTCAGCAAAGCCGCGAAAAAGAAATGGGTGGAACCGGATGACATGGCCTTATTGCGTCGTTTGCTGGAACAGCACATCAATTACCAGCCGAAAGCCAATCCGTCGTACGTGCCGCTTTCCGATCTGGAAGAAGCCACCCCCGATCCGCCTCAACCAGTAAACGAACCGGAAGCCATACGAGCCCTCAGGGCGCAGGCAATCCCGCTTCATAAGCGATACAGCCACTTAAAGGCTCAACTGCACACCATGGTGATCGATCGGGATAAATACACCGCGAAAGAGCGTTACGACATCGCCCGGGAGATCATGCAGGATGTTTTGCCGCCGACAGATGAGCTCTACGACCAGATCCGGGCCTGGGAGCAGGATGGCACACTGCCTCCGGATCCGGAGGATAACGTGGTGCAGCAGACGGTAGAAAAAATGCAGCGCGTGTATAGCCTGCGCCCACGTATCAGTCGGCTGAAAAAATGGAAGGACGATCCGGAACTGGACGCGGATAAGCGCCGGGAATACACAAAAGAACTACTGGATAAGGAATTGGAGTTGGCTCAGCTGGAACGGGAGCTGGGCTTGTAGCAATGTCCTTGGCAAAGGCCGGGCATAGGCTCATTTTTGGAATATGAAAAATTCGGAAGCTATCATCGAGGTGCTTAATGGTGATCTTCGGGTGGATGATCTCAATCCATCGCAGGTAGACTACTATAAGCGGGTGCGGGTGACTTTTGATCTGATCTGCGAGGGGAATCCGAGTAAGTACGTCAGTGGCGTATTGGAGAAGGAATTCGGATTGAGTCGTACGCAGGCCTGGCGCACTATCCGGGAGACGGAGTTGATCTTCTCTAAAATGCAGCAGGTGGACAAGATGGTGCACCGAAATATAGCCGCGGAAATGGCCAAAAAGGCTTACCGAAAGGCGGATATTCAGAATGACCCGAAAGCGATGGTGGCCGCCACGCATGCGTTGGTCAAGGCCTATGGATTGGATCAGCATGATCCGGATACGCCGGATTTCGAAAAACTTACCGCTCACACCTACATTATTTTGCCGCCGGCTAATGCTCCGAAATTGGGCGAGGTCAACGGTGGGCTTATCGATCTGAATCAGGCCCCAAAGCCGGTCACAATAGATGCACAGTATGAAGAGCTTGACACCGACGCAGGAGCAGGATCTTAAAACGGAGATCCGCAAACTACACGAAAAAGGCGGCGGTGATTTTGAGACCCTGCTGAAGCAGGTGGAAAAACGCCGCAAGGTGGTGCCACTGAATCTTCCGCAGTACGTGGCGGCTATTTCTTCCGCAAAAACCAAAATACTGGAATGGGGCCGTGGTACGGGGAAGACGACTTACCGTGGGGTGCATTGGTCGAGCATCATGAATGAGATGCCGCGCAGTACCGGCCTTTTCATTGGACCTTCTTATCAATTCATTCTCACTCGAATTATTCCTTCATTGGTGCAGGGCCTGGAGATGTTTGGCATCTATCGGGATCTGCATTATTTCATTGGTACCCAACCGCCCCGATCTTGGAGGAAGTCCTGGGTGAAAGCTTACCAGCCGCCGGCTAAGTATGATCGATACATCACTTTTTGGAATGGGGTTGGTGTTCATCTGATCAGTCATGACGTACCGGGAGATGGCCGTGGCTTGAACGCGGACTGGATCGATGGCGATGAGGCCGGCCTGCTGAAGGCCTCCGCTCTGCAGGAGAATACTGATCCGACATTGAGAGGTACCAAGAAGGCGGTATTTCAAAAGAGCAGGTACTTCGGATCAAGGATCTACACCAGCTCCACACCGCTCACTGCTGAGGGGCAATGGTTCATCGACTATGAAGACCGGGCCGTACAGTACCCGGATAATATCGCTTTCATCAAAGCAACCTGTGAACACAACCTGGAGCACCTGCGTGAAGGCTATCTGAAAGAGGCCCAAGATAATGCCTACCAATACTGGGTATACTTGGCAGAGTATGAAAACGTGAGGCCGAAGTTTACAAAAGATAGCTTCTACAATCTACTGGATACCGACCTACACCTGTATAGCAACTTCAACTACGACTACTACACTCAGCCCGGGCAGACTGTCGACTGCCGTGGTGATGCTGACCTGGTGGCCGGGGTACCGATTATTCTGTCGGGTGATTGGGGGGCTGCTATCAATTGTGTTACGATCAATCAACATCTGAAGAGTATCAATGAATTCCGTACGCTCAAATCCATGTACGTACTGGGTGATGAGCAGAAGATGCAGGATGATCTATACAAAGACTTTCACCAATACTACCTACCGCATCAGGCTACCTGTAAGGATATCTACTTCTACTACGATAAGAGTGGCAACCTGGAGACCGGCCACACCAAGCAGACCAGGGCTGAACAGGTACGCCAACAGCTCACCCGACTGGGATGGCGGGTGCACCTGATGACCACCGGCACCATCAATGTAGAGCACTATAAGAAGTACCTGCTGTGGCAGAAGATATTCAAGGAGCGAGACCCCCTGCTGCCTCGATACCGGATGAACCGGGAGAACTGCCGGGAACTCTACCTTAGCATGCGTAACGCAAAGACCAAGAAAGGATCCAGCGGTGAGATCAAGAAAGATAAGAGCAGTGAGAAGAACCCCAAGATCCCCCGCCAAGAAGCTACCGACCTGAGTGATGCTAATGACAATGCAGTGTGGTCAATGTTCAATGCCTACCTATACAATAGTGGCATGCTGATGCCAAGTCTACACATCAAATCAAGTTAACAAGAACGTGCAGCGGTACCCACCGCTGCATATTTCCGTTTTTCTTCTCCAAACAATTGCGTTTATGCTCAGGCGAAGGCGGGCTTTTTGGACGCTCGCTTGAAAATATTTTCCAACCAAAATGATTTAATCATCTAATTGTCAGTTTATTGGTCTTGTAAATTTGAAACAAGACTGTTTGCGCATTCGCTAAAAACAATTGTAGCTAAAGCCTGTCCTTTCTTTCCCGGCCTCTTCGCCTGATTTTTGGGCCATGAAGTCAGAAGACCTGTACATCGCATACTTCAAGCATCAGGCGGTCAATCATCCGGACATCCTTCACCAGGATGTGGATGGTCAAAAGGCTTTCGAGACGGTAGACATCGACGAAGGGCTTGACCAGCAGCGCACGCAGGTGAAGATCGGCGGCTATCTGCTGCAGTTGTTCCATTACACTTATCGTATCGGACAATCTTCCAGTACGGGAGAAGTGAGAAAGTTCATCCAGGGTGGCTTCAAAATAGCAAGGCATTACGAGCCCCGGGCAGACGGTCAGGACGGCTATAACGAGGCACTACGGGATGCAGAAAGAGTTACGGATGAGGTCCTGGAAAAAATGTTTGCAGACAGCATCAACGGACATCCGCTTTTTTATTGGAGCCTGAATGTCGATCAGGATATCAGTGTCACCACGGAGCCGCGGTACAGCAACGGAAGCTACGCCGCAAAAGTGTGCATCTTCAGCTTCTCTCAGCACTGGCGGAATTGTATTACTCATGACGACGCACCTGCTTGGTTAGACGGCGGTGAAACTCCAAACGATTTATTATGATCAGCATCGTACAACAACCCGGAGCAATAGCCCTGAGCCGGAACCCGATGGTGATCGAGTTTCTGGCTACGGATGACGACAATCAGCCCTACACCCCAAAAGGGGTACGTTCCGAATTGAAGATACTAAGCATCAATGGCTTAGAAGAAGATGATACGATTACGCTGAATTGGACCGAGCCGGACGGCACTACCGGGAACATCACTTTCACCGCAAAAGATTCTCCTTCATTATCCACCGAGTTCATCAGTGATGACACCATAGGAAAGCCGCCATCCCCGATCGGATACTGGCGGGCCGTAGCGGAAACGATTAACGGCCATCCTACCGTCAACCGGCATTTCAAAGTATATGCGATTCAGTATGATATTTTCCCGTCACCAGATTACAGCCTATTCGTAGAAGTCGTAGAGGTAGATAGTGACTGGGTATTGACGATGACCAGTTCAACGGCGCTAACCATCACCAACTATGATACTGCCCTGGCTACTACGGCCCCGGATAACTATTCGATTTTGGTAGATGTTTTTTTTGAGGAAGAATATGGAACAGGAGAATACAGCAGGATATCAAAGCATGAATTGCCACTTAATTCTACAGGCACTGCCTGTTTGGATTTGAGTGAAGTTATTTGGCAGAAAGTAAAAGGTAGTTTACCGCAAGTACCCCTCAATTCAATACACGGTACAGATATAGTGATAGCGGACAACTTACGTAACTACTACTACCGGTACCGGGAAGACTATGACGATGTTTCGCCAGCATGGACGGTGAGCGTAACCAAAAAAGCCATGGCCGGCGGCATCACCCAGGATCTATTTGCTACCACAAACTTCTTGGGCACCCGTAGCGCCATCAATAGCCTGCTCACCTGGTACCCATCCGGAAAATCAGTTGCTCCGGATCAACCGGAATGGATCAACTGGTTCAACTTCAACGTAAGCTCCAAAAGCATTGCCATCGAGCTAAAGGTCTGGACGGCCTTGAGCGACACGCCAACGATCAGTTACAAGCACACCCTGGTAGATCCAGTTGTCGATATGTGGGAAGTCGCCAATATCCCCGTTGGCCCCACCCAGTTAGTCATTGGAGATACGATCAAGAAATATTCCGTACAGGTGATTGATCGGAACGATTATAATAGTTCCGGAACCATTACCCCATTGAGTGAAGTTCGAATTTTCTACATTGATCGATTACCCCAGCAAGAAGTCCGGTACATTCTCTATGAGAACGGGTTCTGCCTGCCAGAAGTACTCCGCTGCACCGGCATCAGCAACAATCAACTAAACGTACAGCGAGAAGAACGGACCCACGTTTTACCAAAAGATTATACCGAGCTTTCTCCCGAGATCAGTCAATACAAGGAAGAATACAGCAACGCCCACACCTTCCGTACTGGATACATTGGCCGCAACGAAGTAGATGCCTTGCAAGAACTGCTCATCTACAACCGGGCCTTCGAGGTAGAAAACACGACCTATATCCCCCTTCACATTCAAGGGAACCGCTACCAGGTATCCAATACCAATGAATTTCTGAATGGTGTACAGTTCGTAGCCATCCGCCAATTAAGTGATAAGATCTACCGTCGGCGCGAGCGCCCTGGCGGGTATGTAGAAATACCCGAACCGGCAGCCGCTGTATTCACCTGTGATTATACGCTGTCCGGCACCTACGCAAGCTTTGCGGCTGCGATCGCTGACGGCATCACTGCCGGAGAATACTTCGACCTGGACTTCCCGAATGATTTCGGACTTCCTGAAGGCCTGCATTTTCAATACGCCCCAGCTATATCCTACGCTAATGACGCTGCTGCAGCTATAGTCGACGCAGACAGTTGCTACCCGATTTCATCCGGCAATAGCTTCGGCTACCCACAAGGTATGGTGAAAAGAAAAAGCCCAGCCACTTCCTATTTCGATGACGCTGCCGCCGGCCTGGCCGGAGTAGCCATCGGTGAAAAATATGCCCTTGCTTATCCGAATCTATACGAACTCGGAGATGAAGGCTTTGTCAAAACCAGAATCACGTGATGAAAAAGTTACTATTCTTATTACTGCTTATTTCCTCTGTGCAGCTCCTTGCGCAGGATCAGATCAAAGGCACAGGCATTAGATATACGAACGGCCCGCCGACGATCGCGCCTACCGATATTGACTACGGCACTGAGTTTGCCTACGATGTAGCCAACCGAGAGATCTACATGTGGGATCGATCCGGATCCGCCTGGGTGCGGCAGATTAATATTACACAAACATCCGGCACTCCTTCCGGATCTCCTGGAACGGGTCCAAAATTGTATTTGGACACGGATGATGGAAAGTTGTACCGATGGACAGGGGTAGCCTGGGCAGAAATAGGGACAGGTGGTAGTGCAGAGTCAGTTGGACCAACCAATATCGTGCTTCGAATACCAGAGGTGGGCGACACCATAAGTGCCACCACTCCAGGAGAGTGGTTAGAATGGTGGAGCTTTGCACCGCCTACGATGGCATTGACATTAGCCCCATCAGCGACCGTGTACGAAGTAGGTACTTCGAATAGCATTGATCTACGAGTCATAACCAGTAACCCGGCCAGTACGACACTTTCCAACGGTACACTAACCCGTACCAATCCAGCCAGTAACACAGTGAGTAGTTTCGGAGCCGTGGCCGGTGATACGGTGACCATCAGTTTCACGCCCACCCAAGCCGGATCTGGTGACTATAATCAGTTGGCGTATTCCTTTCAGGCTACGCAAGATTATTCGGGAACGGAGTCGGGATCTATTTCGAGTACCACCCGGTCATTATCGGGCGTGTATCCGGTTTTTTACGGGATGGCAAGCACGGATACAACGACTGTAAAAGGGGCAATTTATAGTACGCTGACTAAGTTGATTACAACTGAAGGAAACAAAGCGCTGACATTTACCGGTACAGGGTTGATCTACTATGCGTTTCCTGCCTCCTGGTCGGACACTAACCTATCATCCATCAAAGATCCGAACAACCTGGATGCTACGGAAGCTTTTACGCGAACCACGGCTACCGTCACCAGTACGGGGCTGACGAATAATTACACTTCTGTAAACTACGTGGTGTACTACCTTAATACAGGCAGTACTGAAACTGATGGCAGTGAGTATACTTTCAATCAGACTATATTTTTCTTATTGATCTTCTTTCGGAGAAAACGAATACGAGCGATGAAAAAGAGTTTGCTGACTGCTTGTTTTATGTTTTTTGCTGCCTTACTGTTTGGTCAGGGTATTGTGATTAATGCACCTCTGAACTTGAAAAGTAATAATCCTATTGATGTTGATATGCGGCTGGCTAGTTTAGCGGATACTGCTAATGTGGATTATCCTGAAAAGGTGATCATTACTTATGTGGTGGATGTGGATCAGCATTGGTACTACAACCCTACCAGCGGCACATGGAAGCAACTTGACCCAGGCGGCGGTGGTTCGAGTACGGCAAGCGAGACCACATCAACGAATAATTTCGATGTAATCAAGGGAACAAACGTCCAGAATAACCTGGCCAGCATAGACTCGGCCCTGGTAAAAGCCCTGGGTACTGAGTTGTTTTCCGGGGGCGCGGTGACAATCAACTCCGGCGACAATACCGCCTTTGATGTAGCCGCCACAGTTGGGCAAATAAAGACCTCAACCGGATATTATAATATTAATTACGCGGGTGGGTCAGCCATTGCGGCGGCAAACATTGCCTCCCAAAGTACCTATGTTTACATTGATAGTACCGGCGCAATAGGACAGCAAACTACCGAACCATCTGGAAAGGAGTTCCGGGAGAAACTCTTCCTGGCCCGCCTCGCGTCGAATGGTTCAAACTTCCTGGCCCTGGAGGAGGAGAAAAACCCATCCGGGCAGTATGTCAACCTTGTTCGGGATCTCGTAGAGTATGTTCCCTTAGTGAAAAAGGGGTTAGTTATGGGTGGTAACGCAAACTTAACTTTCAACCGGTCGGCGGGATCTACTTTTGAACTCGGTGCCAACTTTTCAAACGATCCCTTAGATCCCAACAATAACTCTTTACCGGCATTAGACTCGGTAACCTTTTTCCTATTAAAGCAGGATGGGATCGTAGCCTCCGGCATTGTAGATGTCCCTGTGGACCAATATGATAATGGCGGCACACTCACTAACATCACGAACAATAACTTTGTGATCCATACGGTGTACGTTTTTACATCGGGCAACACGACACTCCAGTACGGTCAGGCACAATATAGTAGTTTGGACGACGCTCAGGCCGCAATCAATACGCGATCATTTGTCCTGGCCGCCGCCAACGCCAACGGAACACGTATCGGGTGGATCATTGTCCAGGAGGGGGCCACAGACTTGTCCAACACGGCCCAGGCCCGGTTTGTTGAAGATATAGGGCAATCCTCGACCTCCGTATCAGTACCCGGGGCGCTATTGGCAACGAACAACCTTTCCGACGTTGACGACGCGGCCGCGGCCCGGGCAAATCTGGGAGGTATCGAGGCCGGCGCAACCGCTGATCAGACGGCGGAAGAAATGAGGGACTCTCTTGAAACGCTTTCGGGTGTAAATAGGCTGGATGCAACTTACATACAGAAACTCCCGGGCCTCCAAACTTCGCACTATGGCAGTTTGGCTGCAACTATTGCGGCTGTAAGCACTACCAAGAAAACAATTATAGTGGATGATGCTCAGGTAATGTCCGCAAACCTGGTGATCCCGGCCGGTGTCGAACTCGTTTTTACTGACGCCGGAACTATCGACCTGGACAACGACACGCTTTTTGTATTTGGGAGTATTTCCGCGCCCTTGAAACAGGTTTTTGATGGCACAGGAGGCGGCACTATATCGGGCGAGCCTATCACTCGTATCTGGTACCCCGAATGGTTTGGGGCTACCGTGGATAGTACCAACTTTACGACGTTGGTATCAACTTATAACGACTACCCGGCATTTCAATACACTTTGAATGTATTGCAAAATATTGGCGGTGGGGTGTTTCAGATGAATACTGGCAACTACCATATTTTAACTCCCTGCCTAGTACCGGATAACGTAGTTGTTAGGGGTTCCGGGATGGGAAACACACATATTTGGTCCAGCCCTACTACCGCCGACCTGACAACCTATTTAGACCCCGCGGGCGGGGGTTCAAGGTCGTTCTTCAGTATCTTCCACTTAGGAACTACCTATTTCGAGGACGCGGGTGAGAACATTACTTGTGAGGACTTTTCGGTCCACTTGTATAATACTGAACTAAGTAACCAAAACCTTGGGGTAGGAATTAATTTACTTGGATTCGACAGCGATGGGCCAACGGATTCCGGCCACAATATAACTATCCAACGGATCGGGTTTTATAACTGTCTGCGTGGCGTTTCGCTAGGCGCAAGGAGCCAGGGTAACATACCGCCGGATAGTACAGTTTTAGGTTATCATACCAATTTTAAAATCCTGGATTGTTTTGCAGATACTTGCTCTAATAAGTTCCTAGAAATGCAGGAAGTTGACGGCGGGGAGATCAGGAATAACCGGATATATAATGCCACCTCGGGCATCCAATTAATCCACTTCCCGAAAAATGTAATTGTCGAGGGCAACTACGTACACGTTGGTGGAGATGCTGATCCCTTATATAACGACCGCTCGGGGATTTTGCTTTCAAATAACACCACAAACTCAATCGTTAGGGGTAACAAAATATATTTAGCTGACGGCAACAACATAACATTTACAACCCAATCCGGGGGTATAAATTTCAAGTTTGATTACAGCGACACATATACCCCGTCTGGGTTCTTGGCCGAACACGTCACGGATAGTATTTTAATTGAAAGTAACTACATTGATGTAAGTCAGGCAAGCGGCGCAAATGCAGTAACTTATTACCGATACGGCGGATCCCCCACTCTAAAAAATATCTTCTTTAAAAATAACACTTTCATCGGCGGTCCCGTTAAATTTGGGCATATCACCGGAATTGCAATCAGCGATTTTCATTTTTACGGAGATAAGATATTTGGGGAGTTAAGTATTTCAGGATTGAGCGGTGGCACAGCGATCACCGGAGAATTTTCATTTGACAACTGCCAATTTGGAGATATTGGTAACACCACTGACGATTTTTTACTGCGCGGCAATAATGTAGTTTACAACATTACGAACAGTCAAATTTATGGGGACTCCTTGGTAATAGGCAGTAATTCCAGCAATACTTCATTGATACGCAATACCAGTTTTATAGGGAGCATTGTAGTTCCAGATGGGAGTTATTCAAATACATCTTTCAAATACGCTGTAAACGATTTTTCAAAAGCTACCATACCGAGTGCAAAAAGCCAGGTCGGGGTGCCGGGTGCAGTTGCCAATGATAACGCAAACTTTTATGTGCACACTCCATCCGGGAACTGGGCAAAGATACCTCTGAATCCGGTCCAGGATTCCGTTTTCCTGGATACCCTAAGCACTGTATCCGCGTGGTTTGACGCTGGAGATATTAATGTAACCCCGGGGGATTTTATTAGTACCTGGCCGGATAAATCCGGGAACGGGAATAATGCGACGGCGACCAGCACGGCAAGACCGGTTTTGAGGGCCGAGAAAATAAATGGGCAACCTGCAGTTTATTTCGACGGTGTTAATGATTTCTTTTCTGTACCGGATTTGGATTTCCCGGACAACGAAATACAGGTTTTCGCAGTAATGATGGCCACCGACCTGTCCACCGGTGGCGGTGTGGTTGGCCGATTGACCGGCGGTACTGGTGATGAATTCACCTTATTGTATACATCTTCCGGGAGCGGTAACCTGCCAAAATTTGTCATTAGCACCAGCCAGGAAGCGGCAGCGCCCACCGGGCTTACCGAAAATCAATGGACGTACCTGGGCGGTTATTACGACGGTTCAACTATTAGCCTAGATGTTGATGGCGTAAACGTGGATGATACCGCCTATTCCGGAACCATTGACGATGATAACGCAACTATTTACTTAGGCCGATACGCATCCGGCCAAGTATTAGCTGGATACATAGCCGAGGTGATCATCCTTAATGATACCAGCTCCACCGACAGGGCGGCCGTGTATAGCTACATACAAAATAAATATTTCTCTACTGAAAACACGGCGGCGGTACAGGATAACGATTACGGAGACATTACTGTTTCTGGTGGGGCCTGGAGTATTGACGACGGCGTGGTGGGGCCCTCTGAGATCGCTAGTACAGCGGTAACTGCTGGCACCTATAATCGGGCTAATATCACGGTTGACGCAGACGGGCGCCTCACCAGCGCCGCCGCATCAACCAGTAACATAGGGATTGGAACCGCCGCAACTTCAAATTTAATTACGGGGGCTTTTGCGGATGCCTCACTGGCTAGGGAGGAATTAGTATCCCTTCAAATGAACGGCTTAACATCAAAATTCATTATAGGAAACGCTACGAGCGCCAACGGACAGTTTATACCTAATTTCGCCGGATTTACAGAAACGGCGGGCCGAAGCCGGATTGGGTTTAACGCGGCAACTACATCAAGCGGGGACGCGGTTGGTACGGAACCGGCGTTCCAGTTCTACGGTTTCCGGACAAGTAGCACGGCTGATCCATTAAACGGGACTCAATCGAATATTATAAACCAGCCTCTTTTCGGGATTCGGAACTTCTCGGGTTACCATTTTGCCGTAGGACCTACCGGACAAACTAGGATCGGAAACAACGTGGGGATCACCACAGGTAGTTATCAACTACACGTAGGCGGTGATGTTAACATCACATCTGGGAGTGCATATCGTATTAACGGTACACCTTTAGCGGGTAGTAATATTACCTACGACAACACCACCTCCGGCCTCGCCGCCACAAACGTAAAAACCGCAATTGACGAAACGGTCGGGTTAATCCCCGACAACATTTCCGACCTAACGATCAGTGCAGATATAGACGCCTCCGACGAAAAGATCATCAACCTATCCCCCGGAACGGCATCCACCGACGCGGCCACCTACGGGCAACTGACAGGGAGTCACGCCCTTGCAATTGCGGCTCCATCAAACGGGGATACGGTAACGCTTACGAACAGGGAAACATTTATTTTCATGCAAGATATATTTGCTGACCCGGCAACCATTTACCTGGACGGTTCTGCGTTATCTGGCGGCGCAAAAATCTACATCAAATACGGCAACTTTTCCACAGGATTAACGATAGACCGGGACGATGACAATGACCCCGGCAACTTCGTAGAAACCGGATCAACATCCGGATCAACATCGGTGAGCTTTACAGGGATTGGCTTTTCCACATTTATCAAGTCGGGTTCGACGTGGTACCAAATGTACTAACATGTTCGACCTCCGCATCAACAACCTCTCCATAGACCTCACCCCCCGCACCCGGGTAAGGTACACCCTCGACAATCCCATCTTCGATGCGGACGGTCTCCCCCGTGGTTACTCCTTCCCCTTCCGCATCCCAGCCACCCCCCGCAACCTCGGGATATTCGGCTACGCCAACCGCCTCGACATCCGAGCCAAGCAACGCAAATACACCGGCATCCTGTACATCGCCGGCGTACCGATCGAGACCGGTGTAGTACAGATCACCGGTGGATCCGGTGACAGTATAGAGATCGTACTGAAGAACACTGCCCGGGATCTTATCGACGAGCTGGCCAACATTCGTTTACACGATCTATTGGGGACCGTCAGCGTGCCGGATACGGCCAATGCCGGGGTGATCCGATACTACCTGGAGAACACCACCAGCTGGACCATCAAGATCGACGACAATACTTTTTTCTACGACGCACCAGGTGCCACCCAGGCCGATGGCCAGCTGGCGCTCATCAGCCAGATCAACGCCGTGTACATCGGTCTGGCCGCGCCATTCAGCACCGACCACATTGAGCTATTAACCAACCAATACCCGGACGCGAACTACCGGGTATCCGAATGGCTCAACGTCACCTATGTATCCGGGATCACGGTATACGAAGGCAATGTGGTCAATTTGCAGAATTTTGTAAATAGCCTGGCCACCACTCCCCGGGAGGATATCACCTTCCCAACCATTTACGCTTTCTACTTCCACGAACGGCAGACGGTGATCAGCGTCAACCAATACCTCAACTATTGGCTGGATGGGACCGATATCGACAATGTGGCCACTACCGAAAAAGACTGGAACCATTCCTACGTACCTTTCATACGCTTCCGGCATTTACTCGAATTGATCATCAATCAACTCGGGTACGAAGCCGCCGGCCCACTCTACGAATCCGACTGGATCCAGCAGCTCGTATACTATACCAATAAGTCCCTGGATGACCTGCTGGAAGGAGACTTCGGCCCCACCCTCAACTACTTCAATCAGCACCTGCAAAGCATCGTACTGAAAGACTACATCCCAGACTGGACGGGTACCGATCTCTTCGATCTGCTCAAATTCCTGAATTATTATTTCGAAATTGACAATAACGAACTACAGATCCGGAGCCGGGTAGCCCCCCTCCGGCAGCCCCCGATCGACTGGACCGGACGCACCGAAAAAGGCTACGGTTTCGACATTCCAGAATACGAAGGCTATCGGCTGGAATACGCTAAGATCGAAGGAGAACTGGACCTGTTCGACAACCAGATCACCGCCTACGGCACCGGCGAGAATACCATTCCCTTCCCCGTCCGGCCGTTGTACAGCTCCCGGTTTTCCAACCTGGATGGATACACCTGGCAGGTACCCGCCACCAACAAACCCGGCAACAGTCAGACCATCGGGCTCGAAAACGATACCGACATCCGGATCGCCTTCGACCGCGGCCTGCAGGAAGACACCGACGGCAACAACTATGTACAGGGATCTACCACAGACCTCGACTCCAACGGAGACGCCACCTTCACCAGCTCCCTCCTGCTGGAAGGAGACAACGGCGTATTCAAATCCCACTGGGAAGGCTGGATCGAACCAACCGACGCCACTACCGTACGCCGCCGCTGCGTATTATCGATTGCAGATATACTGGAACTCAAAAAATGGCGCAACCCCATGCGCTACATCTACGACCCCCAGGGCACTATGGTCGGCGTCATTAAGCGCGTCAGCCTCGATATCGACACCAACGGCCTCGGTACGGCCGACATTGAATTCATCCTAAAACAATAGCTACTACCATGAGCACCCACGTCAAGATCGGTAAGAAAGAATTTTACGTACCGCAAAGCTGGAACAAACTCTCCCTGCGGGACGTCCTCCAGTGCTACAACATCATTATGAGCAATACCGGCAGTTGGATCAGCCCGGTAGAACTACTCCCCTTCAAAAAACTGCTGCTGGTGAAGTACCTGCTCAAACTCTCCCAGACCTTTATGGAGCAGTGGGAACAGGACTGCATCCAGGAGCACGGCAAACAAGACGGCCAGCTGGTCTTCATCTCCGAACTGGACGAAGTACTCCAGATCGCCGACTTCCTTTTCGAACGACTCGAGCACAACGAAGTAGCCATCTCCCTTACCTACACCAATATTCCCTACCCCTACCTGGAAGGCAAAAAGAAGAACCATAAGAAAACCACCCGGCTGTACGGGCCCAAATCAAAACTGGAAAATATCACCCTCTACGAGCTGGGCTATACCTTCCAGGTATTCGAAAAATTCATAGAGACCCAGGAAGAGCAATACGCCGATCAACTGATCGCCGCGCTCTACCGACCTATGAAACCCCGCACGAAAGAGAACCAGCGTACCGGCTACTACGGAGACATCCGGATGCCACTCTACAAGCTGGACCACATGGTAGCCAAGCGGCAGGAGATCACCGCTACCCTCCCCGCCATCGTCAAGCGCATCATCATCTTCTGGTTCGCTTCCTGCCGGCAGCAGATCATCCAGGGCTACGAGAATATTTTCAAAAAGCCAGATGACAGCCGGCGACACGTCGGCAACGACTACGGATGGGGCGGCATCCTCCTGGGACTGTCCGACGGTATTGCCAACATGGACCAGGTTGCCAACCGGCCCTACGCCGATGGGCTCATATACCTGAGCTACCTGGAAGATCAGCGGAAAGTAGTTGAGATGTGGGGCAAATGATCGCCCTGAGAATCGCGTATATCCTTTCATTCCGGGCCTTAGCCCGTGTAACTAAAAATAGAGGCTATGTATTTACTACAGTTTTTCAAATACGATCACCTGCCTGAGAAACTACAGGCCGTATCCAAACCATTTTGTGAATTGGCCCATTACCTGGTGGAAACACTCCCACAAAATCCGGAAACCACTACCGCCGTCCGAAAGCTGCTGGAAGCAAAAGATTGCGCCGTGCGTGCTAATCTATTCTGGCCCAAAGACACGGATAAAAAAGAATCTTGACTTTCCGGGAAGGATGTGTAACGGTCCTTTCTCCACAACCAAAACCAACCGATCTTTACCCCCGATAAGTTTTCTAAATAGTATGTAGAATACCCGGCCCGGCTATCCACCATAGTCGGGCTTTTCATTTTATGCTGCACTTGAATTGGGCCGGATAGGCCCGCCCAATTCAACGTCAGTACATATCCCCTACCCTGTCCTTTCTTCTCCCGGTGCACCTACGCACCTTTGCCTATATGGATCAGATCACTGTACGTAATATGCTGGCCACGATGGAGACCGGAAGACCATTCTCCCTCACCTTCGTTACCTACGACCGCAAACGCAAGTGCGGTGGTCGTATCGAAGACATTGCCGAGGCCGTACTGCTGCACCGCGATCCGGAATCCACTACCGACACCTTTGCCAACCGGCCGGCCACGCCGCACGAAAAAAAAGTACAGCAACTGGCCGAGCTCCGGAGAGATCCCGGGCACCGAAAATGGTACACCCGCAACATCCGCCTGCTGGTAAACGGGCACCCCACCGGAGAGATCCGGAAGATACACCCCCCATTGGTAGCCATTTTCAATCAAAAAATTGTAGTTGCATGACGCCGCATACCGTACTCGATGTTGTCCAGGTAGATGGAGGCCGCCACCAGGCTTACCTCAATAATACCCAAATCACAGGCCGAAAAGCCACCGGCACCGGCCGTACCGATTCCAGTTTCCCCGACGAACTGGAACGCGGCTTCCTGTGGGCCCCCTGGGGCGATAAGCCCGGTAAGGACGATCTGCCCCGCATCATCCGGGAGAAGATCATGAAAGTACCTATTGCGGGCCGCACCGTATACGATCTGGTACGCATGGCCTACGGTGACGGCATCGCCTACTACCACAATCAGGAACGCCTGGAAACCGGCCGTATCACCCGCGCCTACGAGCCCACCGTAGAACGCTTTCTGCGGGACAACCGGATAGCCAACGAATGGTACAAACCCCAGATGCTCGACTATCGCTTCATCATGAACACTTTCTCGGAGATGATCTTCAGCCGGGATATGCGCCAGGTCACTAACCTGTTCCACAAAGAGACTGAATTCTGCCGCCTCAGCTTGCAAAACAAACAATCATTGAACGTGGACTTCCTGCTGTACGCAGCAGATTTCAGTCTCGGACAGGGCGTAGTCCATCCGGATCGGATCAACGTACTCCCACTCTACCAGTGGCAGCAAGGAGAAGACTTCCTGCGTAAGTTGTCGGGTTATAAAATGGCCTGGCACAGTCGCCTCAAAACGCCAGGCTCCCTCTACTACGCCTACGTACTCTGGATGGGCCTCTTCCGGGAGAACGGCTGGATGGATGCCAGTGCCACCGTGCCCGAAGTAGTCACCGCCATGATGAAAAACCAGGTGCGCCTCAAATACCAGATCCTTATTCCGGAAAACTACTTCACTATCCGATATCGCGACAGCTGGAGCACCATGTCGGATGAGGAACGCAGTAAGATCGTAGACAATTTGGTGGATGACATCAACACCCAATTGGCCGGTACCGAAAACGCCTATATGAGTATTGCCACCGTGTTCAACTACGACCACGGTAGCCGCGAAGAACAAGGGAAGATCCAGATCATCGCCATCGACGACAAAGCCAAGAAAGACGACTGGGTACCCAGTGCCGAAAAGTCAGATGCCCAGATCGTGCAGTCCCTCGGTGGTCACCCCAGTATGGTCGGCCTCGCTCCGGAGGGCGGCAAGATGGGTGCCGGCTCCGGATCGGATAAACGGGAAGTCTACAACACCGAGATCTCCATTAATACTTTCGATCAGGAGATCATTCTGGAACCCCTCAACTGGATTGCTCAGTACAACGCCCGAACCAATCCGGATTGGGACATCACCTTCTACATCCAGCACACCGAGCATACCACTACCAACAACCAGGAAAGCGGCCTGGTACCGAATGAACATTCACCCAATCAAGAAAACCAGTAAACCATGGCCACCTATATTTTCACCAGCATCGCCGATTTCAAAGCGCACCTGGGCGGCGCTATCAATCAGAACCTGAATATCAACAGCCTGGCCCCCTGGATCGAGATGGCCGCACAAACGCACATCTGGGATTGGCTCAGCCAGGGCCAGTGGGAGGCCCTGGTAACAGCCGTAGACGGCACCCCCAGCGCCGAACAAACCGCCCTGCTCAATAAGCTGAAGCGCACTACCGCCCTGCTCACCATGTACGAATACGCCAAGGTGGGGAGCGTACAATTCACCGAAGGCATGGGCATGGTACGCGCCGAAAGTGATCAGCAGAAAACCGCCTACAAATACCAGGAGGCCGACTACCGCCGGCAGATGCTGGTGATGGGCTACGAAAGCCTGGAAGTAATGCTCGATTTCCTGGAAGACAACGAAGATGATTACCCCTTGTGGGTAGCTTCTACGGCGTACACTCAAAATAAAGCGCTCTTCATCAATACCGCCCGGGTATTCCGGCAGTACTACGGCAAGCAGCTCAGCCGCTATGTATACGAGACCATCCGGCCGATCATTGAAGAAGTGGAAACCTTTGCCATCCTTCGGGTCATCGGCCAAGATCAATACGATGACCTTAAAGAAGGCATTGCCCTGAAATCCCTTACCGCCGATGAAACCACCCTGATCAGCCACATTCAGAAGGCCGTGGTGCATTTCACCATCCAGGAAGCCATGAGCCGCAACTGGGTGCAATTCGAGGGCAACCGCATTGTACAACTCGAAACCCTCGAACCCCAGGGCATCGAGCGGGCCGGCAGCGCTGCCGGTGGTGCCTTCAGCGAAAAGTACAACCACCACAACCTGCTGGCCAATCGCCACATCAGCTATATCCTGTACTACCTGAAGAACAACCTCAGCTCCTACCCGCTCTACGAGGCCTACTACGAGGCCAGGATTGAAGAAGAAAGCACCACTACCACCGAAACCGACACAGAACTCTATTCTTCCAACCGATACTACGGAGCCTATCCCCTCGTGCCGAGCACAGAGAAGAAGGTGACCGGTATCAAAAGACTATGATCATGATTGAATTCCTGTATCTATTTCTTTTCCGGGCCCTATCCGGCGCACAGAATGGATTCGGCTACGCCAAGAAAAGCGTATACCGGGTCATCACCAGCGGCCTGATGGTAGCCGTATTGGCCGGTTCGCTATTCTGCTGGCTGCAAAGCGCACCAGAAAGCTATTGGAAAGCCGGCACCGTCATCCTGGTCATTATCAGTATTGTCGGTACCATCGGCGTAGAAGATTCCTTCAATCCCAACTACCAGATACTGCCCAAGGATATCCACCTCTGGGAAATGTTGGCCACCGGTGGCATCACCCTGGCCTGGATGGCCCTGGGCGGCAACCTGATCAGTATTGCCGCCAGCATATACCCCGGCCTCATCCTGCACAAAGGCTTCATCAACCTTGGCTCCGGACAGAAATGGTGGTACGCCGGCACCGACGACCGGACTGGGAAAACCTTCAGCATTCCCCTACTCAATATCAAGGTGCCGCGATTAGGCACCATGGGCCGGATCTCCATTGCCGTAGCCAGCGTGATGGCCATGATCATCAACACCAGTCTGCACTGGCGCATCACCGTGCAGGACGTAATAGCCTGGGTACTATGAGTATTCCAAAAAATCTACGGGATCTCCGTGCCCGGGTCAACCTCCGGGTGATGTACGATACCGCCCGGAAGTACGGCCGGAAAGTGAAGGAGAAGATTAAGCGAAAGCGGAAAAAGAAGAAAGACGATGGCAAACAATAACGAATTCGGCGCACCAGGTACCCTCGGTGATCGGCTCGAAGCTTTAGAAAAAAGCCTACGTGGCTTTGGTCGCATGACCCGTAGCGAGCTGGTCATGGCGGCCTCTAAGCTACAGCTCAAAGACCGGGCTGCGCTGGTTTCCCGGATTCGTTTTGTAGAACGCAGCGGCCAGGTCAAGGTTCAACGGGAAAAGCCCCTTGTAGAAAGTATTGGCAGTAACCTGCGCAAACGTGGCGGTGATATCGACGGCATCGGCTTTAGCTTCGCCCGCCACGGTATTTTTTTGGAGCACGGTGTAGGTAAACATCGGCCCAAAGGAAGCCCGGCTGCAGCCCAGCTGCGGGCTAAGATTGGAGCCCCCTGGCTGGCTCCTACCATGGACAGCGCAGTGGAAAAACTGGCCGATCTGCTCGCAGAAGAATACGCCGACATCGTAGCGGCCGAAGTAGTTATTAAGATCCCCGGTGTCATCGACACCTCAATCAAGTAAGGCATGGCAAGAAGGCAGGCGACTATATTTATTAATGGGAAGGAGGTCCGGAACAATATCACGGATATCACCAAGGCCAAACGAAAGCTCTACAATGAGCTGAGGAACCTGACCGAAGGCACTGCGGACTACGATGCCCGAGCCGCACATCTCAGTAAAGAACTGAAGCGCCTCAATGGTATACTCGATGATAAGAAGCAAAAGCTGTTAGGCACCAGCAAAGCATACGATAAGCTATCCGCCGGGGCATCAAAGTTCATCGGCATTGCCGCCGCCGGCTTCACTATCGATGCCGTCATCGACTACGGCAAACAACTGTTCAACCTGGGCGCACAGATGGAAGTGCTGCAAAAGAAAGCCCAGACCGTATTCGGGTCTACCCTACCCCAGGTCACCATGGCCGCCGAAGAGAATGCTGCCGCCATGGGGCTCACTACCCAGCAGTATATCAATGCCGCTGCCGGTATCCAGGATCTGCTCATCCCTATGAAATTTCAGAGGGAAGAAGCAACCGGCATTTCCCTGGCCCTCACCGATCTGTCCGGAGCGCTGAGTGAATGGACCGGCGGACAGATCAAAAGTGCCGATGTTTCCCAGATTCTCAGTAAGGCCCTGCTCGGCGAGCGGGAAGAACTCAAACAGTTGGGTATCTCCATCATGGAAACAGACGTCACCGCGCGCCTGGCGGAGAAAGGTCTGGACAAACTCACCGGCACCCTGCTACAACAGGCGAAGGCTACGGCTACGCTGGAACTGATCACCGAAAAATCATTGGATGCACAGACAGCTTATGCTGAGAATGCGGATACGTTGGTGCGGCGGCAGGCGGAAGTAAGCGCTAAGTTTTCAGAAGTAAGTGAGAAGATGGCCACTGCATTAATCCCTGTATTCGAAAGGTTGATCGATGTAGCTGATGGTGTAGCCGATGTGATCAATGTAGTGACGGATACCGTTGTCAACCTAAGCGATCCGATCAAAAACGCCACCAGCGCCTTTGATGAACAAGCCAAACGGGTGAATGATCTTAAAATGGAACTCAATCCTTTACTTGATCGATACGAAGATCTGACCAATAAATCTGATAAAACGAAAGAAGAACAAGATGAACTTGCGAAAGTGATCGAACGAATTGGGATCCTCACTCCTACTGCGGTTACCGAAATAGACCAGTATGGCCGGGCCCTAAGTATCAATGCCGATGCCTCCCGGGATTTCCTGGAAGCCGAAAAAGCGCGGCTCCAATTCATTAACCAGGAAGCCATCGTAGCTCTGGAAGATCAGATCGGGCTATTGGAAGACCGGCAAAAGATACTGAACGAAACCGCAAAGACTGGACGTGGAGGTATTCTAAATATTGAATACGACCCTCAAACCCTGCAAGCGTTCCGGGATGATCTCAGAGATGTAACCAAAGACCTCGAAGGGGCCAGGGCCCAATTAGCCCGCCTAACCGGAGGGGACCTGCCGGATGCCGGCACCACCGGTGGCACTGCGCCTCCTGTTGATCTCGAAGCTGCTGCCGCTCAGGAAGAAGCCCGCAAAAAAGCGGAAGACGATCGGAAGAAAGCCGCCGATAAACGAGCCAAGGAATTGGAGAAGAACCTTCAGCGGCTCAATGATATCACCGCCCAATTCCGGGAAGATGCCCGACTAGCTGAGCTGGATGAAGACGAACAAGCCCTCGAACGCCTACGCCAACGCTATCAAAAAGAGATTGACCTGGCCATTGAGTTAGAAGATAAAGGCGTACAGCAAGCCACAGCACAGCGTTTAGAACTTGAACGGCTACGAGATCAAGCAGTTAGCGAACTTCTTGCAGAGCAGTTAGAAACCCGAATCAATAGCCAATTAGAAAAAGAACTGGAGCTAGAAGCTGCCGCAGACGAAGTACGAATTCAGGCAGAAGAAGAAAGAAGGATTGAAGAGCAAACTAGAAAGCTAGAATTAGAACAACAACTGAAGGAAGAAGCCGACGCCGTTCTACTCAGTTCCCGGGAGCTCGCCCTCCAGGAACTCGATGCCCACTATCAGGATCTAATCCGTCTGGCCGAGCAGTACGGTCTAGATACCAACGACATTACCGAAGCTTATCGAGTAAAGCGCCTCAAGACAGAACAGGAGTTCAATAAGAAAGAACAACAGGAGATCTTCCAGCAGCAGCAGGCACGGCTTGCAGTACTGCAGGAGACCTTCACCGCTTTCGGTAATTTGGCATCCAGCGCCTTTGATCTGCTCATCAGTAAGGAAGGAGAACACGTAGCCGCCCAAAAGATTGCCACCCTGGCCCAGATCGCCCTGGATACCGCCTCCGCAATATCATCCCTTACCGCAAACTCAGAAGCCAACCCCACAAACGCCGTTACCTTTGGTGCTGCCGGTATTGCCCAATTTATTGCCGGTATTGCCCGGATCACCACCAATATTGCCAAAGCCAAATCCGTATTGTCGGAAGTTCCACAGCGGAAAGATGGTGGGTATATGGACGTTATCGGCCAGGATGACGGCCGCCAGTATCATGCCCGGTATATCGGATCCCCCCAGTCCGGCATGCTTCCCTCCCACCCCGTAGTACTGGCCAGCGAAGCCGGACCGGAATACTTCGTATCCAACAAAGACCTACGCAATCCGCAAGTACTGGACTACGTACGCGCCATTGAGAACATTCGGCTCAATCGGATCGGTCAGTTCCAGGATGGTGGATTCACTACTCCGGTTGCCGCACCCACGGCACCAGCCGGACCGGATCCCACCCAACAGGCCGTGCTGCAGGCCATCACCCAGCTCAATGCTATCCTGAGCAACGGCGTCATGGCCATTATTGAGGATCAGGTGATCCTGGAAATGGAGCGCCGGAAACAGAAGATGCGCCAGGCTGCCGGTGGGCCGTTGTAAGTCGGGCCCCGATCGGTGGAAATATATTCCGGATCCGGTGTACATCCCGCACCCCCATCTGGCGTAGATATTCATCCGTTTGATCCAGGCTGTGGTGGCGCAGTTGTATCTGTAGCTCCTTGATCCCTACGCCGGCCTTTGCCGCCGCTACCGCGCCAGTATGTTTCCAGCTGTAGAGGGAGTAGCCTTCACCATAATTCAGACTATCCAATATCTTTTTATGCCGCCGGTACATTACATTCTTACTCAGCGGCTTATTCGGTTTTTTCGGCGAAGGGAAAATATACTCCGCCGGAGATCGATAGTACAGCGGCTCCAGGGCCGGTACAAAGATGTCCGGTATAGCCACATACTCCGTCTTTTTGTTCTTCGTTTTATTCCCAGGCATCCGGATCTCCCGTTCATCCAGCATCAGATCTCCTACCTGTAGATGCCGCAGCTCCGTCGGACGGATAAAGCAATAGTAAATGAACTGCACAAACAACCAGAGATCAGCATCGCGCTCAGCGATCACCTGAGCAAGTTGCGCCGCCTGGTGCGACTGGAAATACCGCGCCGGCGTCTTGATCGTCTTAATCGGTTTAATATCCTCAAAAAGATACGTAGCTCCTACCCCATCGAACAATCGCTTCAACGCATAGCGATACTTGTTCCAGGTAGTCGTATGGCGGGTAGCCCTCAACCCCTGCAAAAAATCCTGGATCAATTGCTGGGTGACCTCCCGCCCGTTCAGATATTGGAAAAGCACCTTCGACATACTCACGTACTCCGAGTAGGTACGCGGCTTCCAAAGATGCTTATTCTGTTCGATGTACTTCCAGATAGTTGATTCGGTCTTGGAGAATTTAGGACGGTGGGCAGCCTTCAATTCCCGGATAAGCTCCCGGGCCAGGTCCATCCTTTTTTGATAGGTTTCTCCCTGGTTGATCTCGCCGTATTTCTTCTTCCGCTTTCCCAATTCGTACCAGTATACAAACCATTGCTTCCCGAGATCAACCGGGTGATAGATGAGATATTCCTTTACAGGAAAAAGTTTTTTTTCTCTTGACAT